GTGCTGATTTTGTAGGAACGCTGTTTCTGGCTCGAGATGTTGCCCATTCGGTACATCTCAATACCCGCAGCTTTGCCAAACACATGGCCCTCAATGAGTTTTACGACAACATCGTTGAACTGGCTGACAAATTTTCTGAAGCCTACCAAGGCCGACATGGTTTAATTGGCCCAATTACTTTGATGTCTGCCAAAAAAACAGGCAACATTGTTGAGTTTCTTGAAGAATCCTTGAAGGAAATTGAGGATATGCGATACAAAGTGTGTGATAAAAACGACACACCTTTGCAAAACATCATTGACGAAATTGCTGGGCAATACCTTTCAACTCTGTATAAACTGAGGTTTTTGGCATGATTAAAGACATTACATCCTGCATGGGGTATCAACAAATTGTTGGTGCTGCTGCTTCTACGGGTTTGACCGTTCCTTCTGTTGACCCGGTGACCGGTCTTGCTGCCAAGCCCATTCAGGCAGTCATTATTTGCGAAGGTGCAGGTATTCGTTGGCGCGATGACAACACAGCACCAACCGCATCGGTGGGTATGCCCATTGCCGTGGGTACTGTGTTTGTGTATGACGGCGATCTGAATCGTTTGCGGATTATTCAGCAAGCGGCCACTGCAACCATCAACATTGGATACTACAAATGAACATTTATCCTTCCGGCCCTAATGCCGTTTCGGTCACTGCTGCTGTTATTACTGGTGGCAATGCCGCTGAAGATGCAGCCACCACAGCCAGTCCGGTAATTGTTGGCGGTGTTGTTCGTACCGCCGTATCGCCAACCACCCTTGTTGCCGGTGATGCCGCCCGAGCCACCATGACTTCTGGTGCCGCAACGGTGACTTTCCCATATGCAGTGCCTGATTTGGCTTGGTCATATGCGGCTGCTGCTGCTGGTATTTTGAATACCACAACTGCTGTGACTGTCAAAGCAGCCGCCGCTGCTGGTGTTCGCAACTACATTACCAACATTCAGGTGATGGCTGAAACGCTCACCACGGCAACTGAATTGGCAATTCGTGACGGTGCGGCTGGTACGGTACTTTGGCGTACCAAAAGTCCTACTGGCGGTTTGGCTTCGGCACAATTTGATTTTGCCGTGCCTTTGCGCGGTACGGCAGCGACTTTGCTTGAGGTTGTGACCTTGACAGCATCGGGTGCCGGTGCCGTATATGTAAATATGCAAGGATTTACCGCTGCATAATAATTTTGTGTTATAAACACCCGTACTGGTTCGGTTAACCAGGGAATCTTAGGATTCACAAATGTCAGAAGAAGTAGTAGCGGAATCATCTCCCGCGCCGGAACTGGAAGCCACGGCGGCAACTCCAGAACCTGTAGTTGAAACGCCGGAATTGCCCGTAGAGGCGTCTAAGACCTTCACACAAGAAGAACTGGATGCGGCTATTGGTAAGCGCCTCGCAAGAGAGCAGCGCAAATGGGAACGAGAGCAGCAAGTTAGGATGGCTGAAGTTCAGCCGCCAGTGCCGACTGAGATTCCTACTGTTGACCAGTTTCAAAGTCCTCAAGACTACGCGAATTTTATTCGCCAAGAGGCTCAAAAGCTGGTACAGCAGCAGGAAATTCAAAAGCAATGGCAGGCTATTGAATCTTCATATGCAGAGCGTGAAGACGCAGCGATGGAAAAGTACGATGACTATTCACAAGTTGTCCGAAATGCCAACCTGCCAATCAGCACTGTTATGGCAGATGCAATTCGGTCATCGGATAATGGGCCTGATGTAGCGTACTACCTCGGCACTAATCCCAAAGAAGCAGCTCGAATTCATGGTTTGCCACCGCTTTTGCAGGTAAAAGAAATTGGGAAGATTGAAGCCAAACTGGCTGATAATCCTCCTGCGCGTAAGACCACGACTGCGCCTGAGCCTATTCGACCTGTGATTGCACGGTCTGCCAATAATCCGGCATTTGATACCACCGATCCACGTTCCATTAAGAACATGACGACATCAGAATGGATTGAAGCAGACCGCGCAAGACAGATCAAAAAGATGCAGGCTAACCGCTACTAACTGAAAGGATTTCATCATGGCAAACAGTGTTTTAACCATTGACATGATCACTCGGAAGGCTCTGGAAATTCTGGAGAACAATCTGGTGATTACCCGCAACGTGAACCGTCAATACGACGATTCCTTTGCTACTGAAGGTGCCAAAATCGGCACTACCCTGCGTATTCGTCTGCCTGACCGTGCGCTGGTTACTGACGGTGCCGCCCTGCAAGTTCAGGACGACAACGAGCAGTACACCACGCTGGCTGTGACCTCGCAAAAGCATATCGGCGTGAACTTCACCACTGCTGAGATGACGATGCAGTTGGATGACTTTGCTGACCGTGTGCTGAAGCCTCGTATCAGCCAACTGGCCTCCAGCATTGACGCTGACGTTGCGAATGCTTACAAGAGCATGTATCAGTCTGTTGGCACTCCAGGCACCACGCCATCCACCTCGCTGGTTCTGTTGCAAGCCCAGCAAAAACTGAACGAGTCTGCTGCAATCATGTCCCCGCGCTACGCTGTGGTTAACCCCGCCGCCAACGCTGGTCTGGTTGAAGGCATGAAAGGTCTGTTCAATCCGACTGACAACATCAGCAAGCAGTTTAAGTCTGGCATGATGGGCACCGGCGTGTTGGGCTTTGACGAGATTTCCATGTCTCAATCTGTCAAAGTGTTCACCACCGGCTCTCGCACCAACGGCACGACTTCCGCTGCTGTGACCACGCAAGGTGCTACAACCATTGCCCTGACCGGCTTGGGTGCCAGTGCCACCATCACTCAAGGTGAAGTGTTTACCGTTGCCGGTTGCTTTGCGGTCAACCCGCAGACCCGTGAGTCCACCGGTTCGCTTCAGCAATTTGTGGTGACCGCCGCTGTGACCGCTTCGGGTGGTGGTGCTGCAACCGTTTCGGTTAGCCCCGCCATCTACACGGCAACCAACGCGCTGGCAACCGTGGATTCTTTCCCGGCCAGCAGCGCTGCTGTGACGTTCCTTGGAAGCGCCTCTACTGCTTATCCGCAGAATTTGGTGTACCACAAGGACGCCATCACGTTTGCTACCGCCGACCTGTTGCTGCCGCAAGGTGTTGACATGGCTTCCCGCGCCGTTCACAACGGTATCAGCCTGCGAGTTGTTCGTCAGTACGACATTAACAACGACCGCCTGCCGTGCCGTATTGACGTTCTGTATGGCTACAACACCATTCGTCCTGCAATGGGCGTTCGGGTTTGGGGCTAAATTGATGCCCCTTCGGGGGCTTCAATCAACATCATCTTTGAAAGGAAATCATCATGGCTCTCCCTATTGCTGGAACTGGTTATCAAGTTGGCGACGGAAACGAAAGCGCTCCCAATTTTTACATTCAGGCTGCGCCCATTTCGTTCACCACTGACCCGGCACCAACGGCGGCTCAATTGGTTGGTACTGCAATGTTCATTGGCAACCCTGGCGCTGCTATCAACTTCACGTTGCCCACCGTGGCTTCGCTGGAGTCGGCATATCAGGCTTTGGGTGAAAAACCCAACGTGGCTTTTGAGTTCTCCATCATCAATGTCAATGCCACCTATGCCGTGACCGTTGTTACCAACACTGGTTGGACGGTTACTGGCGGCGGCGCTGTTGCTGTTGCCTTGTCCACCAGCGCTCGGTTCCAAGCCCGTAAAACCGGTGCCGGTTCTTGGCAGTTGTATCGCATGTAACAAAAATCCCCAGCTTAACGGCTGGGGTTTTACTTTGAAAAGGACATTGATATGCCAAATACTCAATCCATTGGTGTTGCATACAGCGATCAAGCCATTTCTGGTGGATCAGTTGATAACAGCCCCATTGGCGCAACCACTCCATCTACTGTTGTGGGCACAACGGTGTATTGCACTACCGAAATCGGATACACCGCTGGCGCTCAAGGTACTGTGACTCAGCTAACAGACAAATCTACAGGGGTAACTCTGAACAAGTCTGCTGGCCGCATTACCATGAACAACGCAGCATTGGGAGGGGCCACCGCTGTTTCGTTTATCTTGACCAACAGTTTGATTTCTGCCAATGACACTATTATTGTGAACATTGGAAGCAATACCACTGGTAGTGCTGCTGGTGCTTACGCCGTTTACGTTTCTTACTTGGCTGCTGGTTCTGCTTTGATTACATTGCGAAATTTGACTGCTGCAACTTCATACTCTGAAGCTGTTGTTATCAATTTCTCAATTATTCACGGCGCGTAACAAAAATGGTCATTTACTTACGTCACCCTGTTCATGGCACCAAAGTGGCTTGCGCCGAAGAAGAAGCTGTTTATGATGAAAAGAACGGTTGGGTGAGGTATGATTTGGATGAAGTTGAGCCACCTGCCACGGTAAACGAAATGCGGCGTCCCCGTGGCAGGCCGCGAGTTGGGGTTGTTGAACTAGGAGCATAGGCATGTCCACAGCCGGTGATCAGATAAATCGAGCCTTGCGCCTTTTGGGCGTATTAGCAGAAGGCGAGACACCATCGGCATCCGTATCTGCTGATGCTTTGCTGTCAATGCAGCAAATGATTGATTCTTGGAACACCGAGAAACTTTCCACCTTTTCCACGCAAGACCAAGTGTTTACTTGGCCTGCCACACAAATCAGCCGAACACTTGGCCCGACTGGTGATTTTGTCGGCAACCGTCCGGTTATGCTGGAAGATTCCACATACTTCCGCGATCCGCTGACCAATGTCAGCTACGGTGTAAAACTCATCAATCAGCAGCAGTATGACGGTATTGCTGTCAAGACGGTGACCAGCACCTATCCACAAGTGCTGTGGATCAACATGACGTACCCCGACATTGAGATGTACGTCTTCCCGGTGCCGATTCGTGACCTTGAATGGCATTTCATTAGCGTTGAGGAACTGACGCAACCGGCGCTTTTGGCAACTGAACTGTATTTCCCGCCAGGGTACATGAGGGCTTTTACTTACAACTTGGCCTGCGAGATTGCGCCCGAGTTTGGCGTAGAGCCAAGCGCACAAATCAAGCGCATTGCCATGACCAGCAAACGCAATCTCAAACGCATCAACAATCCGCAAGATCTCATGTCCATGCCGTACTCGCTAATTGCAACTAGGCAACGGTTTAATATTTTTGCCGGGAATTTTTAAGTGAAGACGCCAATTCTTGGCTCGGCCTATGTTGCACGTTCGGTGAACGTGGCAGACAACAACATGGTCAATTTGTTTCCTGAGATTATTCCAGAGGGAGGCAAAGAACCTGCATTCTTGCAACGCGCACCTGGCTTGCGTTTGTTG